TTTCTTGTGCTGCTGGTTGTCCTGCTTGTTGTGGGGCAGCGGCACGTTGCTGTTGAGGTTGTGGTTCTCCTTCTTTCGGTCCCTTCTCCTTACTCAAAAGAAGATCACCTTTATAAGTTCTACCTCTGTATTGTCCCTGACGATCATACCAATTTCCATGGCCATCCGACACCAATCCCAGGCGCTTTGCTTTCTCAACAGCGCGTGAGATTACTGCTTCTTTAAGGAATGCCGAAAACGTTTTCATCTATTAGTATCCTTCTTAACTATTATTTATCAATATATTTTTAAGAAGGGTCCATTAGAAGAACCAAACTCTTTTTTAGCACCGTAATACAGCACTCGACACCACTCTTTCATTTTTTTCTTTTTAGCAATTTCAACCCAAGCATTTGCCCATTCCATTGCAATTAGTTTAGAAGAAAATCTACCACCAGAACTTCTATCACTTTCATTAGTCTCGTAGACTATAGCATTATTCAGCACATCTTCAAAAGTATCGCCAATTTTCTTACCATCTTGATAGACAGCAACCTCACCAAAGTCAATCATATTGTTATTCTTCAACTTATTATACATATCAATCCAATATTTTTTATCAACATCATTCCATTTACCAACAGGAGGAATATGTGGATGTTTTGTTGCCGATGATGGTCTGGTCATTCCAAGATCACCAAAAAATTTATCTAATGCAACACTAGATACCTTTCCTAACTTAGCACCAGCATCCTTTCCTTTAGGAGTTAAGTCAGTTTGAATAAGATTTCTTGCCTTAGAATATTGAAAGTTTCTAGATTGTCCGTGAATTTTACCACCAGTTTCTGATTCCAAATCAAATCCAAGTTCACCAGTATCAAATAAGTAATCTTTCTTTCTACCAAGAGTAAGAGTGCATTTTAAAGATCCAGGAACAAGATCAAGATTAACTCTAGCACTCTTATCACCACCAAGATTAGCGAGTTCTACACTTGCAGTCTTTTTAGTTTTTGCAATAGCTTTCAGTGAAACTCCAATCAATACTTTTTCTTTCAAAGTTTCTTTCATATATGCATTGAGAAGAGACAACTTTGCCTCTTTGGTCATCCCCTCAATGTTAGTAATTTCTTTAATCGTACCCTCTATTACTCTCTTCTGCCCTTTCTTGACCATCACAATATCCATTGGATTCCAGCGGTCTTTTACACTAACACCACACTCAGATTTTGCAATGTTTTCAATGTAAGGCATGATTCCACTATCTCTGGAATACTCATACCCTTTTGATGATCCAAGAAACTTCTTCAATGCAATTGCTTGCTTTTCATAAGTTGATTTCCACTCAGCGTTATAACCGTCATACACTTTCAACATAGCAGAATCGGTCGGGAGTTTTCCAGTCTCTATAAAAGACTCAAAGAAAACTCTCGACCCGTTCTCTTGCTTTGCAGTTTCTATCGCGTTCGTCGCCATAGTTTTTTTAACTATTTAGAGTTTGCCACCAACAATTCCATTATTAACAACTCTTGTATATTGTTCAAGAGTTCCATCCTGTAAGCATTTGAGATGCCATCGTGACATCTCAATTACATTTTCTTTTTCCAGACCAAAAAGGAAATCTTTGTTTCCTTCCTTCAAGACACTCTTCCACATAAAACGTGTTTTTTCTACACGAAAAGCATCGTCAATCCACTCATACTCTGCTTCCTTCTCACGTTTTTGTGCTTCGTCAAGCATCTCTTCATGCGTCATCCTTTTTCTTGTTAAATCCAAATGGAGCAAGTTTATCTTCTAGTTTTAGTTTAAGTGCTACACCACCAATTGCTTCCATAACTTTGAGAACTTGTTCTGGTTTAGCATCCTCACCAAGTTCTTTTGCAATGTACCAATACTTAGGCCAGAATTCTTCTCCTGCCTTTTGATAATCTTCAAGCGTCAGTAGTTTCATCTTTCAATGCCTCTTCAAGTTTACTGTCAAGATCAATAATTACTTTGCGAATTTCAATAACACGTTGAGAAGGATATTCATAACTATCATACTGTGTCAATCGAAATAAAGCATCCCGCAAATTTGCAGCGGTTTTCAGTTCCATACTAATGTCAATCACAGGTCTCCCTCCACACGATTCTCAGAACGCTCAATACTAAATGCACCCTCAGGATAACGGGCACTCAGTTTCTCAAAATTCATTTGAATCACTTCATCAATACTGATGTCCAATGCCATACATGCCTGTGCCAGATACCACATGATATCTCCCAGTTCACGCTTCATGTGAAAGATATTATCTTCATTGTATGGTTTACCTTGAAAGACAATCTTCTTCACAACCTCAGTAAACTCACCTGCCTCAGCACCGAGACCAAGAGCAGCAGTCAACAGTTGAGTGACGTTACAATCATTTTCAAGTTCAAGTGCATTAGTGCGAGAGAGAAAGGCAGCATAGTCCAGAGAAGGATCGCTGGTAGTTTCTTTTACAAATTCAACGTACTTTTCAGTGTCAATCATTAGAATTTCAGGGTTGCGAATTTTTTCTTAAGGTCAGTTTTCTCCTCGTAATTATACTCCTCTTCCTTGCCGTTGTCAAGGATATCGTTCTGTGCCGACTGCTCACAATCATACAGACGCATCTTAGCACGGTCGATACCCACCACGAATCGTTTGTTGATGGTTGGATCGTTGTATCGATTCTTCAATTGCTTCACCATAATCTGTCCCAACTCTTCCAGTTCCTCAGTTGAAATAAGGGCAAGCATAAGATCAGCAGTAGCAGGGAGACCAAAGGACTCACTAGTGTCAGTAATGTCAACATCAGAGCTAGCATAACCAGAACGAGTGGTCTGCGTGGCAGATACGATAGGGACGTTTGCTTCAACAGCCAAACCTCTAAGTTCCTCAGCAATTGACTTAACAAGAGTATAGGAATTGATATTGGCAGACCCTTTGTAACGCGAAGAGGCACAAATATTGAGATAATCCACAAAGATGATATCAGGTCTAAAAGACTTCTTAAGTGCAAGTTCATTAAGAAGTGACCTGAAATGTCCAGCATGTGCAGATGCCGTAGGATACTCTTTAATAATTAGGTTGCCTTGGGTTTTCTTTGCAATATTGTTAACCTTGTTATCAAACATCTGTTTAGGAAGATCAACAATATCCTGAATGTTTACGTTCAGTAGGTTTGCGTCAATTCGTTCAGCAATTTTTTCCTCTGCCATTTCACATGTAATGTAGAGAACGTTCCTGCCCTGCATGAGCGCGGCACTAGCGACATGGCACATGAATAGAGACTTCCCGACGCCTGTACCAGCAAGAGCGATGTTGAGAGTTTTATTAGGGAGACCACCTTTGGTAATCTTGTTAAGATATTCCAAATCAAAGGGGATCTTGTCTTCCTTGCGGTGGTAGAGAGCATAGCGTTCTTCGTAGTCTTCTAGGTAATTGTGTCCAACATGATTATCAAATGATACTGCAAGAGCATCAGACAGAATGGATGGGATAGCATCGCGTCCCTTCTTCTCGTCCTTGCCATCTGCCAGGGCAATAGACTCCATAAGTGCCAAGTATATAGCACGATCACGACACCAACGTTCTGTGGTATCAAGCACCCACTCAAAATCTGTAGGTTCTTTCTCCAAGTAAGAAAGGACCTTACTTAATTCTTTAAAGAGAGTATCTGTGAGATCCTCTCTGTTTTCAACTTCAATACTAACTGCTTCCTTTGAAGGAAGTTCATCATACTTCACGATAAAGGAAGTTATCTCCTCAAAAAGAACTTGATTACTTTGATCTTCAAAGTATTCTTTCTTGATGAAAGGAATTACTTTCCTAGCATATTCTTCATTAAAGAGGAGATTCTTGAGAACAAGACTCTCAACTTTCTCCATAACTAAACTCCTTGCGTGCAATTGCGTCTAACTTTTCCAATACTTCTTGTGTGAAATATTGCTCTGGATCTTTATAAATTGCCTTGGCATATACTTTCTTACCGTCTATCTCATAACGACCTGCCACATTTTTCCACAGACCTCCCAGTTCACCCAACTCAAGAAGACCATAGTATCGATCGAGACCACGCTCATCGTAATAAAGACGCACCGTAACATCCTTGTTCTCCTTACTTAAACGCGACTTAGCAGTCTTTGCCTTGATAAGATTTCCAATGACTTCTGTTCCATCCTTCTCCTTTTTCTTGCTGAGATAAATGATTTGAGAGGCAGCATACTTGAGTCCGCTACCTCCACCCATTTCTTTTGTAGGCACATAAGAACCGATGACATCGTAGGTGTGATTAGTGACGATCATTGGAATGTTAGCCTGTCCAAGTTTCAAGGTCAACATTCTAAAAGCACCTTTAATAAGTTGTGACTTTGTCATGTCACGAACTTGCTTTTCATTCAAGGCATCTGTGATTTCCTTATCCGTAGAAAGCATACCAAGAGAGTCTAGCACAAAAATAAGTGGTTTGCGATCTTCTTCTGGTTTCTTTAAATATATATCAACTGCTTTCAATGCTTTACTACGGAAATCTTCAACTGTTACAACGTTGACAACAGCAAGTCTGTTGAGATCGATACCCCTATTTGCGAGAAGAGACTTGTTAACAGCGGCTTCAGTGTCAAAATATAGACAATACCCATCAGGATTAGAAATAAGAAAGTTCTTGACGACCGCAAGAGAGAAAAAAGTTTTTCCAGTAGCAGACTCGCCAGCAATGGCAGTAATCTTATTCCCAGATACACCACCAAATATACTGCCTGAAGTAAGTCCGTTAAAAATGTACGAACCTGTGTCAACATATCTTTCAGTTTCATCAATGTCGGATGCTAGTTGAGTAAAATCATCCCCGATTTCTTTTACAATGTCCTTCAAAAAATCCATCAATTCCACCTAATTGTTTGCAAATATTCTAGCACATTTTTACGGATGTCCATCAATTCATGATAACATTTTTGATTATGAGCACATTGGCGAAGTGCAGAATCTGGTTTATGAACAGACTCGATAAAAATATCAAGTCCTCGATTCCACTTGTCTTGTTTCGATTCTCCATCATCGATTACATATTGATCCTTCATGCGAAAAATGCCTCCAAAGTTGTTTTCTTTTCAACAGACCAACCAATAGAATCTAGAATGATCTTCAGTGGTTCGAGAAATGCCTTTTCAAACTGCAATTCATAATCAACAAATTGTGTCAAATGAAGTTCTTTAGGCCACTCTTGAATAAATGATAACACATTTTCGTGAATGGGATTCGGTTTCTTAAGATAAACAAACTTGATCTTCTCCCCATTCTTAATCAAAGAATATTTCTTTGCAAGTTTTTTATCTTTGATGTAATGATTAAACAAGAGAGCACCTCGGGCATGAATGGGAGTTCCCTTTTCATAGATGGTACTGTTCGCTTTGTATTTATCCACATCAGAGATAGATCTAGGGAAAGCAATATTCTCTGGGGGTTCACTTTTGAATGTCTTTCGACAATTAGATATGTAATTAATCATATCATCTTCTGTCCCAGTCATCATAATTTTAAAAGCATCCTTCAGCATTGATCTGCAAGGTGCTGGTGTTGATGACTTAACTGCTTCAATTCCCATCACTTTCAGCTTAGGAGTTTCATACCTCACCCCCTCACTGTCCCATACGTTGAGAATATATCGCTTCTTTGCAGTCCATATGCCACGATCAGCGATGTTCTCCCGCTTCATCTTCATCTTCTGTTCATATGCCGAAACGTAATCCGCAAGTTCCTGATAACTCTGTTCGATGAATGGTTCCAACTTGTCTTGGCAGATCTTGTCAAGTATATTAACAATTTCTGTTTTATCATCAGACTTATTACTAAAAAATTTAGTAATAAGAGGTCCAAGATTAAGATAGATTGAGTCGGTATCAGATGCAACGACATAGTCTATATCATCTGTTTGCAAAAGATTATTTAGATAATCGTTCATTTTACCTTCAATCCATCTAATAGATGATTGACCAGACAAAGTAATTGCTTCGGCGTTTTCAAGTTTATAATAACGGAAGTATTGATTACCAATAGCACCATAGGCAGAGTTAAGTTGAATCTTTCTTGCCATTTGGATGTTATTACAGCGAGAAATCTCCTTCTCCAACTTCTTGGATGGGTAGATTTCATTCTCTTGCTTTGCAGCAAGCATCTTTTTCTTGTAGATGGTACGTTCTTTATAGATTTTATCCATCAATTCTGGAAGAAATCCACGTATATCCTTACGATACATAGCACCATTTGCTGCTGTAGCATATCTTCCATCTGCAATGAAGGTGCCTGATAGGATCTTATCCACCGAACAACTTGGATGGGGTTCATCTACCAGAGTTTCTGGTGAGATGTTGTACTGCATAATCAAGTGAGGATACAGAGAGTTGAGGTCAAAACTCACAACCCAATCATACTTACCAGGAATAGGTTCTTTCACATATGCACCAGCATACTTTTCATTCTTATCAGAACGAACTTTGGGAGGAATAACAATATTCCGTTTCTTCAAATAATTGTAGATAATATTGTCCCACATCCTTACCTGATAGAACACATCACCATAATTGACTTTAGCGTCATATGCCATCGTAAGGGCAAGTTCAATTAGTTTCATCTTGTCTTCCAAACGGTCAACAAGTTCCACGTCAACGATGTTGTATTCAATAAACTTCTGCCAACCTTGAGTATAGAAGTCCTTGAAGGTATCAAACTCAGAGTGATCAAGTTTCTTCTGCCCAAGTTCAACTTCAGCAATGTAATCAAGACGATATGATTCCTGTGCCTTATAAGTAAACTTCT